CGAGTGGTAAACCCATTTTATCAGACATTATTGGAAACATTGTGTTAAACACGCCTTTAATAACTGCTACATCTACTGCTTTAATAATTTCTTCATGCTGATTTCTATCATGAGAAGATCCATCCCATGATACAAATATAGGATCTTAATGCTTAGAATACGCATTAAAAAGCTTATTTTATAAATCTCCAGTATTTAAAGCATGAACAAATCCTGGTAATACCTTTTTAGTAGCTCTGATAATTAGATAATTAAAGAAACCTCCTATTACTTTTAATTCAGTGGATGGATTAAATAAGTTTCGGGGTCTTTAATCAATATCTTCTGGTGAAGAAACATTAGTGATTTCGCCAGTTTTAACTAAGACTTCGAGGATTGATGGTATTTTCTTAGTTATTAAAGCTTATTCCAAGCCTTTACGATATCTAATCCTTTTTGATTCCTCAAACGAAGATAAATAATCATCCAAACTAGAATCAAAATCGAGTTAAACATTTTTAATTATACCTTCTATTATATTTGGAAGAAATGTATTTTATAAAAATATGGTATAATCGTTAAACATTTCAGGATTAGGGTGTAATCTTCCACCTCCATGTCGTCCTAAGATAGTGTAGTATTAGTTAATTATACAGGATTCGTGTGCTACACTTCTATATAAACCCTTTTAATCTTCAAATTAAATTCCAGATCGGGTATAATCGTTTACGACATGTTTATTACAGTTACATTACTTAAGTAAATTTTTATACAGATTTTCATCTATATTTTAAGCAGAATATTTTAATGTAACTGGACTTCGGCCTGGTATTAAGCAATCTTTGTAAAATCTTGCAGCTGGGACGTGGAATCGATATAATTTTTAATGTTCTTGTTTTCGTCCCCATTAAACCTCAAAATTCTCTAAATCCTAATCCAATAAAGAGTGATCGATTTCTCCTGCAAATTAAAATAATTGATGGAATTAGGATTATTTGGAAACAGCTCGTAAGTATGAGAAATCTGTTTTCTTATGTTTTCTGTTAACTCTCTCGTATGGTTGATATTTCCTAGGGTATTATGGAAAGTTAACAGGTTCTAAATTCTTTAAGATAGATGAAGCAGCTGTTCCATTTTTAAAGAGTGACCTAACTCTATTCTTTAATTAGGTTTTCTTTTAGTGGGATCTTTTTGATGAAAAAGCTTTCTTCATGGATTTAGAAAGTTTTTCGATATTTGGTTTAATTCCTTTATTAAGGAGGGATTATGCAGCTTTTTCCAAATATCCAGAAAGCTTTTATTTAATGGACTGACTTTTATTATTGGATCCTATTTCTCCCACAAACTTCTTAACATAAAAGATTTTATTAATATAGGTATCCAATCTGAGAGGATGCTTCTTCTTTTTAAATAAAGTACTAACGGCCCACACTAGGAAAGCAATCATCAATGGTAGTAAACTTCCAAACGTTAGTGAAGCTATTAAAGCAGCGATAATTACAGCGGTGATATTTGATGATTCTATCGCCTCCTCTCTCAGTTTTTATCCTGCTGATTCATACATTTACAATTTTGATTTAAAATAATTTAAACCAAATGCCACGACCCCGAAATCTCCTTAACCATCATTAACTTATTATAATAATCCTGTTTAAGCTGCTGATTTTTCGATGGCTACTCTATAACAATTAAACATAATCTTTTCTTAAACTTCATTTAAAGGAGATTCTTTCTTAATTTATCCTTATGATTAAAGATATAGGGAATATGAAACAGTTAATCTTCTGTACAATGTTCTCTAATTCATAAATGAATCGGTGTTAATGATAAATTCATTAACTTTATCAACATGGCTATTTGGTAATAAAATATGATCTAAATCTACTGACCTTTTTCCTTCTATAATGTCTTCAAATGTATGACCAGCCCCAATAATTCTTCTGACAGGATATACTTTCTAAAATTAATTCTCAGTTATTTATCCAATTTGTACATATCCGTCAGTTGATTAATCCCATTTTAAAACGTAAACGGAAACCATTGCTAAGTTATCACCTATTTTTACCCTCATTCGCTCAGCCCACATAGTGGTTCCAGCAGAAGTAGTCATAACTCTTTGCTGAGCTTCTAAGAAATCCCATTAAAATACCGGATGTTAATATGAATATTCATTGTCATTAGCGATCATGTCGCAAATTGGTGTTCCGGATAATCCGCCGCTTATTACTGCAGAAGCTTCATTATCATATGCTTTATAAATTCCATCAACTGATGGCATTGCTATAAAGTTTATTATGACTAATCGGGCTCCTTGTAAAGCAAAATTATGTGCGGCTTCTTTAACTCCCTTATAATAAACGCAAT